GCGCTGCCAGCAGCGCTTCATGTTCAGGGGTATAGTTGTTGAGGGTGAAGCACCATCCACGGGAACGAACACGAGGAGCCATAATTGATGAATGATGAAGGAACTGGTTCTGTAAGAGAGTACGCCATTTAGTTAATTGATAAGTCATTTAACATGGTGATGAAGCGAGTTAAGCGTGCGGCGCGCAAGCGCGCCCAACCGATTCAGCGTAAGATGATGCCTGGACGTGCTGTGTCCAGAATGGTGGAGAAGAAATACGTCGATGTGAACTCATTCGTATCACCATCGACGACGGTCAATATGCAACTACTTAATGGAACGTCAGCCGGCACAGAAAGCACCAACCGACTAGGACGGAACGTCTACTTAGAAACATTGATTCTACGATATCAACTGTTGAACGTTGATATCAGCGTGTCTGCTGGAGCACACAGCATTCGCGTGATATGTTTCATTGACAAAAACCCAGTCGGGTCTACACCAGGACTTAGTGACCTTCTAAGAGATGTAGATAATGGGTCAATTCAAACGAGTGCCTACGATTCTTTCCAAAACCGTGAAACTCTGAACCGCTTTACCATTCTGCACGACAACCTGATCAACATTCCAGCGTACACACTAGCGTCAGGAAACACCGGCTTCGCGGATGTAAACCCAAGCGACTGCTCCAAGAAACTAACCATTAAGCTCAACCGCAAAATGCAGTACAACGGTACCACAGCGACCATTTCATCAATGCAATCCAACGCCATATACCTTGCAGTCATTGACAGCATTGGCGGTCTTACATGGGGACTCTACACACAATCTAGGGTACTTTATACTGACATGTAATAAAGCGGTTTATTCTAAGACAACTTGCAACAATCTTGAAGCGCTTGCTTGATCGCCTTATTCATACGCCTGACCGAGAAGACGAAATCGATGCACTTGCGGATTTCCGGGTCTTGCTCCAGGAAATCAAGGCGCACCAGCTCCACCTCAGAGAGGTTCTCCAGCTTCTCGACCATGCTGCGGTTACTAACCGGGAGACGGGAGAGGGAATCTTGCTTCATGTTAGGAGTAGTGAATCGGTCCATGAGACCTCACCTATATACAATAACAACACAACCAATACAATTATGGGACAGAGCGCAATTAAAATGTGCGCCGGGCGCCTGCGGCGCCCATGGTGTACCAAGGGCATTATGGGGCGCCAAGGGCGCAAAGTGCGCAGTGCGTTAAGTGGCGCCAAGGGCGCTTAAGGTGGCACTGGCACACTAGGTCTAGGGTAATACTTACCTAGACCTGGTGTGCCACACTTAATAAGTGCGTCCTAAGTGAACCTCAGCTTAAACCTTAGGGCCTCCGGCGTAAGGAAGGATGCCCCTAAGCCTTCGGCGAAAGGAAGGATGCCCCTAAGCCTTCGGCGAAAACTAATCAGTGTGCGTTGTTTATTGCAATCAGATGTGGTAGGGGTTGAAAGCATTCACCCCAAAGCGCTTAACTTCAAAGCGACGACGAATGGCTGCAACCGTCTCAACATCAAGAGTACCATCACGATTCTTGAACATATCCTCAATGGAATACTGAGACGTCACCACGAACTTCTTAGGGCGAATGGATATGGCTCCACCCTTGGTCTCACCAATAAAAGGATAACGATCCGCCCAACGCTTAAGATGATGGCGAAGACACGAATGGTCTGGGTCCATGTCGTCCATCACAACAACGTCCTGGTTCTGATAACCATCCCACCACTTATTGGTCATCTTCATATAGTGGTCAGGGAACTGCTCTTGGGCATAGCGAGACTTGCCGGTGCCAGCAGCACCATACAGCCACAAACCACAAACACCATCCAAAGGATCAGGCCTCGCCATATGATCCTTCGAGATCTCCTTCAATGTGCGGTAGTAACGGACGTAAATGTCATCTGGGACATCGGCGATCTGCCCGGATTCAGCAGCACTACGCGCGTTCTTCCAACGCTGCGCTTCGCTCTCGCCTTTCTCAGCAGCACTAAGAGGACGCACACCGCGTTCCTCCACATCGCCATCCTTCGAGCAATACTCGACGTTCTGAGCAACAGATCCCTGCGCTGCCTCCAAATGACACCCAGGAGGGAGCAATGCCTTGACACCGCTAAAAGAACGAGGGTTGGCAAAGTACACAAAGCCCTGTAGATGAGGAGTGCCATTGGCACCAACTTCACGGCCATAGATCATGTACAAGACGTCGAGCGCTGCCAGCAGCGCTTCATGTTC